TACCTTCATTTGGTTCTTCAGTTACTGGTTGATCCAGCTCTCTCATTTTCTGGAATAGTTCGTTAAAGTTCATAATTATTTTCCTTTAGCAGAACCAATTGGACTTTTGCCAGCAACAGGTTTAGCTTGTTCTTGTGATTTTTCTTTAGGAGCTTTCTTTGCTAGAATAGCATCATTCACGCCTTTATACTGTGTAGGTTCTGTATCTTTACGAGCCTTAGATAATTCTTTTAAGAAATTACTAACACCTTTGTCGCCTACTGTATTTTGATTATTTTCTTTTTGGTAATCTTGTGTTAAAAGAGCTTTGCCTTTTTCCATCTCTTGATTTTCAGCATTTAATTCTGCTTCTGCTTCTTCTAAAGGACTACGCACTTTGATACAGCAAGAATCAACACCTGTTTCTTGAATTAGGTAATTGTGTAATACAGTACTGGTTGTTGGATATGTAAGCTCAACATCAAACACTGTCACGGCAGCATTTTCCATTTGTGGAAAATCTGGAAGTTTACTTTGAATAGGGGTAGTTTTAGTTTTTGCAAACTTAGCTACTTCGTATTTTTTAAGAGCAGTTTCCATTACATCTTCACAGTTTTCTGGAAGATCTCCTGCTATTTTAATTTTGAAAGCATACTTTTTTGCTTCCTGGCTTTCTGATAGATATTCTACAAATGATTTCATGCTCGCAGTCCTAGTCTATTATTTATTCATATTTTTAAGTTTTTCGATAAGGCTGTTACGATCCGTAACAATAACGCCCGTGCCTGAAACATCTATACCTTGATCATCTTGATTTGCGTCTTGATCAAGTTTTTGTTTCTTGATCTGCAGTTCGATCATCTTTAGTTTTTTATCAATTTTTGCTGCTTTTGCATCAATTGCATTTTTAAGCATTGACCCTGCTACCTCAAAAACTCTTCCGGAATATCTTGCTTCTACATTCATTCCTAGATCCATTAGGTCATCAAATGCATCTGTAGCACGTTGAGCCAGTGCATCAAACTCAGTATCGCTGATATCGCCTAGCCCTTTAACCTGTGGTAAGGCCGCTGCAATTTTGTCAAACTCTGACATGTCTCTAAGCAGTGGTTGCACAGCTTCTACAGATTGTTCTTTCTCAGCTTTTTTAATAGTTTTTTTGCTTTCGGGCAAGTTTAGAATTTCTTCAAGTTTTTTCATAATATTACTTATCCTACTCTGCCATTATGGAATAAGTCTTGTTCGGTAAGTATTCTAAATTTAATACCTTGTCGTGCGCACCATGCGTATGCTGCTCGCCACTTTACTTGATTCTTTGCATACTGCAGTTGGTTGTTGCGATTCTTGCCAACTTTTTCTTGTAGTGTTTGATTCTGCGGTTTGACTTCAATTAACTCGACTTGGATTTTATTGTTTTTATCTGCATACTGTATAAAAAAATCTGGTACATAAATTGTCTGTCGACCAGTAAACGGATCTTTGTAAGGTATACTTACTGCTTCACTAGCCCATTTTATAATGTTAGGATTGTTATCGCAGAATCGCATAAACTGCCACTCCCAACTACTTCTGTATGTAGGTTGACGATTGCCTACATACTTCTCTGGGTTTACAACTGTATACTTACCTTGGGCAAATCTGCGACTCATTGTTTAATATTTCTGCTTTCTGTAGTTTCTTCTACGCTGGCTAGTTTAAACCCTAAGAAGGAAGTTTTTTCTCTGTATACATTTTGTACTTCTGCAACTACTGAACTTAGTTGTGCATCAGTTACACCTTTTAAAGTATCGATAAGTTTAAAAGGATTAATGTTTTCTAATCTTGCTTGATTTAATAACACTATACTAACACTTCTAGCAGCAGCTTCGTCAAAGCCACGCTTTAGAAAATATCCGAATACTGCGTCAATTTGATTTGTTGGAAATGTTATCTGATGTAGAAAATACTTGTCAAAGAATGCTCTAACTTCTTCTGAGCTTGATGTACCTTCTGAGGGAAAGTTTTGATTTTTATCAACCATTGTTAGCCACCGCCGTTTATGCTTCTAGGTTTAGCAACTGTTATGTTTGCGTTTCCGGAATCGTTAACGGGAAACACTGTATTGTTTATTGACCCTGCTCCAGCACGGCCTACATTAGTTATTCCCTTAACCGCAATATTGGTAAATTCTTGACTAACTCCTGCTTTGGTTAAATTCTTTGAATTCTGATAGGTGTTGACTGCTGTAATAGCAGTACTGATAAAATCTAAAGGACTGTTAAATGCCTGGCCTGATGCGACTCGGCCAAATACATCAGAAACTCCTGCAAGCACACCACCACTGCCGAACACTGTGGCAGTACCGCCACCGCCTAATGACAGAGGACTAGGTGTTGTGTCATAGTGATCAACACCAAATCCTGGCGGATTGTTCGGTGATACAGATCCTGATCCGTAGTTTACTGCTTCGTATGCTAAGGTCATAGTGTTCTGTGCAGGACTACTATCTGCATAATTCATAGTGTCATGACTCCACTGCGAAATCACTGGATTAACTAATGTTGCACTGGTAAATTGTCTTCGAGCAAATTGATATATTGTAATATTGTTAAAAAACGGAATACTACTGTTGTTGTCTAGGCCGTAAGGTGTTCTAATAAATCCAGGGCCTAACATTGCAGTTCTATTATAGTTTCCGTAGATTTTACTAGCTTCTGCATCGGCATAGTAATAACCATAATAGTTTTCCCATAGCTGTCTAACAACTCCAAAGTTGTCTTCGTGGAATACTATATTCACAGGTTGGTAATCAATCTTAGTTTGTACAACTTTTTTTCTATTATATTGATTTAAGGTTTCGGTAGCAATTTGAAATTTAGGTAACTCAGCAGTTTTAACCAACATGTTAATTTCATTTTGATGTTGAAATTTAAAATTTAAACTTTTTAATGCTTGACTGTTGATGCTAAAACTTACATGGTATTGAAATTTTAACTTTGGCGCCAACCGCATGTCGTCATCGACAAACATCCTGGCTGCGTGGGCATAATCGCCCATGAGGCCTTTAGCATGTGTTAGGTTATTGACAAACTGTTTGGTGGCTTTACTGGTCATACAAATATTTAGCCGAAAAGATTAACCACGCAGTTAATGCATGGTCATAAAAAAAGCACCCTTCGGTGCTTTTTTATTAGGCTCTTGTACCTGGACCAGTTGCTGCGGTGCCTACTGCACGAGCAATTGCTGTACCAACACCACCTAGGCTTGAACCGCCCGGTACTTGGATACAGTTATCTGGCTGGATAGAAAGATCAATTGTTACAGCACCTTGTTCACCGTAGCCTAAAGTTTGATAGTTAACTGTTGTTAAGTAGCAACCATAGCACTCCCATGTTTCTAAAACATTGGCTGCGTTAATACCGTTACCGCCGTCTAAGATTTCAAGTCTTAGTGTAAACTTGTAGTCGATAGCTGCTGCGGCACTCGACTGCTCTGCAAAGTCAAATTGTTTCTGTAGTTGTTCGCCAACTAGTTTAGAAACATTACCTGATACGTCATCACGTAGTGTAATGGCCATTGGCTGCCATGTTTGCTTGCCTGCATAGTTAATTTTACTGTTGTAAATCTCAATTACTTGGTTAGCAAACTGTACGTTTGGACGAGCTGCTGTCTGTACTTGTTTAGTAAGTTCAGTAGTAGGTGTTGATACGCCAAAGTTTTCAAACATCACACGGAAGCGATATTTTAGTTTTGGCATCAACATACCTTGTGTGCTAGCGGATTGGTCGCTAGCTAAAGGTACTGTAAATTTTGTTAATGAAGCGATTGCCATGTTATTATTCCTTTAATTATAGACCTGCGATCTCGCCAGTGTTCTTCAAGCGCAATGGAATATAAATGAATTCAACTGCTTTGACTGGTTCAATAGCAATGTCAATCCATAACTCATTACGATCAATCCTACTAGGTGTGTTGTTGGACTCGTCGCATACTACTATATAGTCGTATAGAGCACGTTGTCCTACTAACTCTAATAATAGAGATTCAACTGCACCTTTAATCTCATCTCTAGTGATCTTATCATTAGGTTCAAAGATGTATGGCTTAGCCAACGCATTTAATTGTCTACGCATGTAAATTACTAGACGTGCTACATTGATACGATCTAAACTACTTGCTGCACGAGCACGAGTCTTTTGACCGTAGTTGACTAAACCTGTACCTGTTAGGAAAGTGATCGGGTTAATCTTCTGCTCATACAATGTATCACGTTGCCCACCATTTAATGCCACACTGCTGAACTCGCCTTCTGCAGTGATATAACCAACGGCTGTTGCGTTAGTAATACCGCCACGACGTACACCAGCTGGTGCAAACCACGGATAGCTAACTTGATCGCTTAGAGCAATAGTTCTTAGAATCATATGGCTTGGAGGAACAACTACGTTATTACCAAAGTTGTCACTTGAGAAGCCCCATGGATAGAACATGCCCATGTACTCATCAAAGCTGGTTGCACCGATGTCATTGTCTTCGTTGGCCAGTAGTTCATTAGAACCCCACTTCAATAGACTTGTTGCATCAGGTGTTAAACGAGCAGGTGTGTCACCTACTACAAATGCTGTTAGGCCACGATCGTAGTTTAGAGTAATCATTTCACCAATTAGCTCTGGATAACCAGGGCAGGCAATTAAGTTAAACACTCTACGCTCGTCATCACGCATTGCATCGTTGCTGTTAACTGCTGCTTGTAGAGCTGTAACAACTACCTTACGCTGTGCCTTACGGCCAAAGCTACCAGAACCGTCGTCTTGGTTACTAGACACAGTAACCCAACGATGTGTGTAATAAGCAGCCATTGCTTCGCCGCCTGTGTTAGTTGGATCGTAACGTGGATTGTCTTCAGCAATATTGATATAATCACGACGGAATGATTTTACATTGTATCCGCTTCTACGTAGATTCCATAACAACATACCTTGTGGGTATAGTGCTGGATCCGGAGCATCCGGATCAACATAGTTACTAGTTAACAAGTCTTCGATTGCCCCTGCTTCGTAGCTGTTTGCACCAGCAGTATTGTAACGAGCATCGGCAAATAGTACACCGTCTTCTGTTGTTTGGTCTGTCTTGTCGACTAATACCCAACGCTTAGATACAGGTAAACTTGCTAAAGCTGCATTAAATCTGTAGATTTGTGGGAAGTTTTCTAAGTCGCTAGTATCAATCCATAAGTCTCCAGTTACAAGATTTCCGCTGTCAGAACGATCACCGTTTTCTGGAGCAGTAGCTGATACAATAGGACCAGCTGGATCTGTACCATTAGCAAAATACGGACTTGTTGCTGTCTTGTAGCCAACAAAGTCGCTGCCATCATGGATCATGATATCAATTTCGTCAATAACTGAGCTGTACCATAATTGGCCTTCTTCAGGAATTCTAGCAGGAGCATCGGCACTTGCTGCGTATACTAATGGTTCCCAGTTGCTTACAACAAAACTACTATCTGCATCACCAGCCGGCGCAGTTGAAACAAATCTTGTTCCGCTGCCAAATGTACCACTCGATGGTTCATAGTCATATGCTGAGAATCCCATTGCAGTAAATGGGGTACCAGTTCCGTTTTTAACTCGGAAATCGCCGCCTAATAAATGACTAATTACAATTCTATTTTTAGAATCAACTTCTGCAACAATATTAGTAAATCCTGCGGCATTAATTGCTCCAGCAATGGTATCAGCATCTCCTGCTGCGCCTGCTGCTGTAAATGTTATAGTTTTAGACGAGTATGTTCCGTTTAAATTATAATCACCTAATGTAGGACTTGCTAACAAACTTTCTGCAATAATAAAAGATTTACTTCCTGCAGTTACCTGAGTTGTTATAATCTCAGATGTAATTGTAGTTGCGCCTACAGCACCTCTTCTCCAAATTCGATAGTTTGCTAATTTTGGAGTTCCATCAAACCCTACATCTTCTGAATGATTTGTTTGAACATATAATTGCCCAACTGGTAGATTTGTGCCGCCACCAGTAACATCTAATTCGTACAGTGCTGAATGATTGTTAGGATACAACGGAGCACTTACTGTTTCCCATGCTAAGGTAGTACCGTTCCAACGCTTAACACGGAAACGTGCGCCTAAGTTAGCTTCGGTTGTTTTAATCCATACGCTACCTGTAGGACGAGGAGCAACTGCGCTAGACTTCCACTGCGGTACTACTGTGTGTTTGCTAATCTGTAAGGCAGGTGCAAAATATGTAGTAGTACTGAGTAAATTCAATTCTGTTAGTAATGCGGCAGTGCCTCCTAGATTAATACCGTTAGAAGTGGTGCTGGTCTCACCAGATAGTCCTAATGCAGTAGTATCAAAATATAATTCTAATTTACCGTTAACTGCTGCTGCTGACACTCCTGTTGGAGGGGTAGCATTAATAGCTGTTACCAGTGCTGCAAGACTTGCATTACCGGTAAAACTACTACCGTTAACAATTAATGTTTGACCACTGGTAATTGTAGGGTTAGATTTGCTACTAGCAACTGTTGGTTGAGATTTAAACCAGTCTGATTGGCCAACTTGTACCCACTGTCCGGTAGTTTGCCCCGGAGCAACTCCACGACTTCTATACCATACGGTGTTGTCAGACTGGCGTGCTCCTAAGATATCGCCGTGTAGTGTAGTAAGTGCAGGAGTATCTGAATCAGTATCAACTGAAACAATAGCATAGTCGCCTACTGCACCAACTGATGTTTTCGGCCCACCAGTTAACGGATCAACCCTTGTTGAATCTGTAATTACTAGAGGAACTTTATTTGTAAATTTCTGACCACTGCTTGTTGTTGCAGATGCGCCGTTCCATTCAAAAATACCAAAAGCCGAAATACTAGTGTCTAACCAATGTGTTCCATTAGCTGGATTTGAGTTAGGTTCTGTAGCACTAGCATCCAATTCTGCTAGGTCAACGTCTGCACGTACAACGTATGCGCGATTGCTAACACCTAGTAAACTGTATGCAGCCTGTAGACCGTATTCGTTTTGCTCGCCAGCGTGTACTGGATTGCCGCTCGCATCTGTCTTGAAGATAGGATCTCCAAAGTTGTCTGCAAGATCTTTCTGGCTTGTTAGGAGATATACTTCCCCTGCATTGGCAGCAAGTGTACCCGGGGCGGTTCCGGTTCCTCCGCCATTTGATTTATTCTCAGCAGTGGCAACAATAATTAAAGGTACTGTGCCAGGCTCTGCTGGTGTATAAAATGATTCGTCAATTACTTTGACTTCTACGCCTGGTGAACTTAATGCCATCTTGGAGTCTCCTAAGGTTTCTGTTCTATTTGTATTTATAGGTTTGAACAGAAAACCACTAGCTTACACACATCCGAAAAGGGGAGAAAAAGGGCAGCTAAATACTATTATGTCAAGACCTTTATGCCTTTGCGGGCAACGACCAGCTGCCGTTAACTATCATAAAGAAGGTAAAACCTACTATCGAAAAAAATGTGAAGTATGCCTTCGCTACGGTGGAGTAGGAAAAGGGTTACCTAAATGGTTTCAAGATGGCTACAGAATGAAACCCGTATGTGACAAATGCGGATTTAAATCTAAATTTAGAGAGCAATTTAATGTGTTTCATGTGGACGGGAACTTAAACAATTCCCGTCCTGCTAATCTTAAGACAGTGTGTGCAAACTGTCAGCGAGTTCTTCAGAAAGAGGGAGTTCAGTGGCGTCAGGGCGATCTACGACCAGATTTTTAATCTGCGCAAACAGCTGATCAATAGTGCCATTATTGTCTATTTCAAGATCAATTCCTTTACCAATCCACGCTGTTTCGCTAGCATGAATCTTACGCTGTTCCATACGCATCTTACTAATAGACCAGCTCATATTTGTAGGGCCTTGATTCATATTCCATGCATCTTGATACCATTCAGGATCGGCACCTCGAACTACCCGCACTACTTTGCCGCCTGCAGATTTAATAGCTTTGATTTCATTAGGAAAACGTACATCACTGATAACAATGTTATCGCCTGTTTTACGCATTTTATTTTCTAAACTAGCAATCCAGATGTCATCGTGAAAGCCTTGGCGGCATACTTCGGTACCCCAGTATTGTAGGATATGTCGTGGGGTAATATCTTTACCTAGACGATTGCTCCACCACTCGTCACGTTGCTCTCGCCATTCGCGAGCTTCTTTTGTACGTCCTTCCAACAGAACGCGGTCCCAACCAAATACGGCTGCTACCGCGTCTTTCAATGTGTTTGCAAATGAGTCACGGCGAAATCCGTGAAAGTTAACCAAATAATCTGCGGCAGTATCTTTGCCTGACCCAATAAATCCAACGAAGCCTATGATCATATTATCTCCAGTGATAATATATATTACAGGATTTTTACACTAGTGTCAAGAGTGATTACACTCCGTATTTGTTCGTTTTAATCTTAGCAACCGGACTTACTTTGTTAGTTGTGTCCAATTCTAAACTGCGCATGTCGCCGTGATTTAAATCTTCGTAGTCAGCGCCGACTGCTTTGGCAGCTTGAACAAACATCGCTTGTTCTTCTTTAGTATAGGGATAGATAGTCTTCTTTTTACCGTGCCAGCTTTTGCCATCAATGTCCGGTTTAGTTTTGCCATCAGTGCCGGCCATAGCTTGGCCTAACTTAAATGCTACATAGTCACTATTGGCTTTTTCTTTGTCGCTGTAGATGTTCATACCTTTAGTAGACTGGCTTTGTCTCTTAGTAGGCTTGGGCTGACGCACTTCTGTAATAACTTCGTAGATTTTCATATTGAGTATTTATCAATAGATTTTTCTAATTAGCTATATTAATGTCATTAGGTTCAACTTCTATATTAGAAGTTGACTCTGTCCAAAAATTTTTAGGACATTTTGATTTACTTAATTTACATTTTGCTGGCATAAAACACCCGCACTTATTACATACTTTAAATTTACTATGAAAATTTTCACAAGATTTACAAATATTAAGTCGTTCAATATATTCATTGTTATTAACAAAAAACATAATAAATCTCCACACCTACATTAAATAATAATTTATCCAATAATCCATGTAAGACCAGTTCCCCCTGGTACATAAGTTTCTAATTCTTTGTCTAACTTTTCCATTTCTTCTTTGCCAGCAGATTTTAGGTCTGTACCATTTAGTCCGCCTGCTCCGCCTGGGCCTGCAATGTTAGCAAACTTACTACGAGCTTCGCCTAGTATAATCTTACAGATAGCCAGTGAATAATCTTTTATCCACTGTCCTGCATAGATATCGTTAATAAGCGTATAATCGGGTCTGTAGTTTTGACAACGTAGCATTATACTTTCCCCTTCAGTAAAGGGTCTTTGTAAAATTCTCAATGTACGACTTGTGGGAATCCACTGAAATTCTATGTAACTACCAAACATTTTACCTACCATTTCTTGATAGCTAGCAAACATAAAATATGTTGCAATGCCGCCTAACATCGTACTATTTAAAAGGTACGTGTTAGTATACGCAAGATTGAAGGGTTCAAAGTTTGTACCAGTTCCTCCACCAGTTCTTGATCCCAAAGTTCTACGAAATACTGACTGGACGTTGATAATTTCTGCAGGAAGTGTGTAATCATTTTTATCTTTCTCAAGAGTTAAAAAACTGTAACTTTCTTCTACTGCGTTAGGGCTACGCTGTCTAAATCTAGATAGTGTGCGATTTAACGCAGTTTCGTAGTGTATCGGGTCAAGCTCAACATCTACCATACCGTCACCTAACATTGTGCGGCAGTAATTGTATACTTGTTGACGTACTTCTTGTGGATTGTCTGACATTTGAATCTCCCGTTATATTTATACGCTAAATATTATACTATGCCACGTTTATCACTTTACAAGCCCGAAAAAGGCAACGATTACAAGTTCTTAGATCGCAGCATATCTGAAATGTTTCAGGTAGGCGGTACTGATGTGTATTTTCACAAATATCTAGGTCCTAAAAATCCATTAACTGGAGAGTCAACTATTGACAAACCTAACTACGATGTTATCAAAGAAACTAATATTCAAGATTTACTATTCTTAGAAAATCGTGATAGAAAATATGACAGCTCAATTTATAGAATTCGTGGCATTTATAACGTACAAGATCTTGATTTTAATCTAAGTCAATTTGGTTTATTTTTAGATCAGGATACAGTTTTTATGACTGTACACATTAACGACACAGTAAGTACTGTGGGGCGTAAACCCCTAAGCGGTGATGTATTAGAATTACCTCACTTAAAAGACGAGTTTGCACTTAACGATGCAGATGTTGCACTTCCTAGATATTTTGTAATTGAAGATGTTGGACGAGCTGCTGAAGGTTTTAGCAGAGACTGGTATCCACATCTATATAGATTGAAGTTAAAGAAACTAGTTGCTGGTCAACAGTTTGCAGATATTTTAAACAAACCTACAGATGAAGATGCAAATTTTGTTGGTGATTATTCTGCTAGTGCAACATACACAGCTGGTCAAATTATTAGATATCAAGGTACATTGTATACTGTAACCGCAACCACTACAGGAAATACCCCGCCTAACACTAGTTATTTTTCACCGTACGGCGGGCAAAGTATACAAGGTATTCTCAGCACACAGTCTAAAAATCTTGAAATCAACGATGCTATCATTGCACAAGCAGAAGCAGATGCTCCTAAAAGTGGATATGAAACTCAGCAGTTCTACACACTAGCAGTTGACGAAGCTGGTAAGCCTGCACTTAGAACTGCAGATGAAACAGATTTGTTTAGTGATAACACTAGTTTAGATGCTAGTAGAATAGCTGATCGTCCAAAGCGTACTGGTTATATGGGCTATCTAGTAGGCGATGGCGTACCTGACAATGGAGTTGCAGATTTTGGATTTGGGTTATCCTTCCCCGGTGGTGCAACTGATGGAGATTATTTCTTACGTACAGATTATGTGCCAAACAGACTGTTTAGATACAACGGATCTATGTGGGTCAAACGTGAGGATTCTGTGAGACACACATTAACTAATACTGACGCTAGACAAACTCTTAAAACTGGTTTTATTAACAATACTAATAGTGCGGTTATTGATGGAGACACAGTTGAAGAACGTCAACCACTATCTAAAGCACTTAAACCTAGGGCAGATTTCTAATGCAATATTTTTATGACGGACAGATAAGACGATATCTTACACAAATTATTAGACTACTTAGTAATTTTGTAGTTAGGTATGGTGACGGTACACTGGTTAGAGTTCCAGTTATGTACGGTGATGTTGACCGACAGGCAGCAAGTATCATTAATCAAAATAGTGAAAACACCTTACCAGCAACGCCAAAAATTGCAGTATATGTTACAGACTTTGATCTAGCAAGAGATAGATTAGGCGATGCTACGTATGTTGGTAAAATGCATTTTAGAGAACGTGCAGTAGATGAAGAAACTGGCATGTATACTAATGAGCAAGGTAGAAACTATACTGTAGAAAGACTCATGCCTACACCGTTTACATTAACTGTTAAGGTTGATATTTGGTCTGCTAACACTGAACAGAAGTTACAAATACTTGAGCAAATTCTTGTATTGTTTAACCCCAGTTTGGAAATACAAACTACCGACAACTATGTTGACTGGACTAGTTTAAGTGTTGTTGAACTAGGCGATGTTGTGTTTAGTTCCCGAACTATACCAACAGGTACAAACAGTGCCATTGATGTAGCATCGTTAACATTAACTACCCCTGTTTGGATTAGCCCTCCAGTTAAAGTTAAGAAGTTAGGCATTGTTACTAATATTATTAATAACATATTTGGGTCTATAGATCCTGGCGCAACAGATTATATCGATGGGTTAGGTGTCGATCCTAACGTGGGAGTTCGTAGTCCTTCTAATTTCCTTACAGAAGAAATAGTAACTGTGGGTAATTATGATATTTTTGTTGAAGCCAATACTGCTAGATTAATTAACAATGAAACAGGAGCTAGTACATATCTATCATGGAAGATGGTTACTGATCAATATCCGGGAACATTTACTCCTGGATTAAGTAAAATTTATCTTATTCAGGCAGATGCAACTGAAGTTGTAGGCACACTAAGTATCCATCCGCAAGATGATACTGTAATGGTAGCTACATGGGACACTGACACATTCCCGTCAAATAACTATATTGACAGTGCTGGTAATATTGAAGACATTGACGTTGGTTATAGCTCTGCAACTGGAAGAGGGACTTTTGATGCTGTGATTGATCCTAGCGCATTTAACCCAAAACGTCCCAATAAAGAAACAACTGATCAACCTATTACAGCAGGTATACGATATCTCATAATTGAAAGTATAGGCGGCTGGGCTCGAGAAACTTTTATTTCTTCATCTAAAATAAAGAGTATTAATACAGGAGTTGAGTTTGATCGAGTATATGATTGTCAAGTATTAGTTGACGGAGTAGAAGTTGGATTGTCTACTCCTATAAATCGAGATGGGTATTACGTTATTGTACTGAATAATATTGTACAAGTGGGCAGTAAAATAACATACATACTAACTTTTAACGAAGAAGGGCCGACGGCCTGGAAGAACACAGACGGTAGTGATTTTATTGCAGCAGCCAATGATATTATAGAATGGAAAAATAATCAATGGAATGTAATATTTTCTTCGTATGATCACAATGACATAATTATATATCAAACAAACTTTTATACCACTGCACAGTACAAATGGAACGGTGTAGAATGGGTTAAATCATTTGAAGGCGAATATAAGAGGGGTCAATGGAGAATATCAATGTAACAGAAATCGACTGTTCTGGGGCACTCATTTGTGCTAGGAACACGCAGAGATTTCTACTACTACAAAAAAATGAAGGCAGACACAGCGGACGCTGGGTATTAGTAGGCGGTACTAATCACACAGGAGAGTCTGCATGGCAAGGTCTTAAAAGAGAAATTGAAGAAGAAGTTGGATTTCTTCCAGAAATTAAAAAGACAATACCATTAGAACGGTTTGTTAGCAATGACAGCTTGTTTAACTTCCATACATATTTCTGTGTAGTTGAAGCAGAGTTTGTGCCAACCCTTAGCCAAGAACACTCAGCATGGGGTTGGTTTGATTTAAATAATCTACCTAAGCCAGTACACAAAGGTCTTGATCTAAGTTTGCGTAACAAAATTATTCAAACTAAAATACAAACAGTAATTGATATTATAGATAGCTTATAAGGAACTCTCATGCTTAATTTAGAAAAAAGTGAAAATTTTCAAAAAGAATATAATGAATTTAATGAAAGAATTTCTGCTGTTTCTAACGAATCAGTAAGATTAGAACTGCAGGGTATGCTACAAAACTTGTTAAAAGAAGTCAAGTACATTGACCAACAACATCAAGATCTAAGTTTAAACAATCGATTGCCGTCAGGTGCAATTGATACTAGACAAAATATTATATTGATTAGAAAAAATTTAATGAATAAACTTAGAGACTGGAAAGAAATCCAGATTTAATTAATGATAAATTTTTTTAATTAAATAGAACAAAGGTATTATAACATGCAAAATTTAACAAACAAATCAAGATTTAAAATAGATCGAACTAATTTAAAACAAGATTATGAAGATTTTATAGGAACTTACACTGGATTTTTTCCAGAAAGTTACTGTAACGAAGTGATTCAATTTTTTAACTTTTGTGAAGAATTTACTCCTATTGTTAAAAAACGACACGATGACTATGTTACAGACAGTAACATGTTTATGACTAGTTTTCATCAAGTTGGGGATTTACAATTAAACAGAGCTCTACAAGATTATACAGATCATTTTTATGAAATGTTGGATTTCTGTATTAAACAGTATATGGATCGATATAGGATTCTCCAGGGGCTCGACGGGTATGCTGTCTTTGATATGAAATTTCAAAAGACTCGTCCCGGAGAGGGCTTTCATGCATTTCATTATGAAAATGCTAGACGACAAGTTGTTACTAGGAAACTAGTTGGAATGTTGTATCTTAATGATATTGAAGAAGGCGGAGAAACAGAATTTTTATATTATCCAAAAAGGATTAAAGCTCAGCAAGGTAAATTAATTATTTGGCCTTGCGAGTTTACACATGCTCATAGAGGTAACACTCCTTTAAAAGAAACCAAATATGCTGTTACTACCTGGGTAGAGGCGTTAAACCAAAGTTAATTTAGATTCTGGACGAGTCTTAAACATAATACTCATTCGTATAGTATCACAATATGCACTTACTGGTCTAACTCCATGCCAGCAATTGCCGGGAATTAACAAACAAGAATTAAATTTAGGCAAATAGGATCCAACTATTTGCCTTTTTTCACGATCCCATATTATAGTTTCCCCGGCATAATCAACAGTCCACGTTTTATTAACATAGACAATTAAAGTTTTAGCACCTGGTAATGTATCATCAGTATGTAGTCTTTGATCTATACCGGCGGTAATGGCGTTTGCATAACATCTAACAAGCCTATCATCTTCTTGAAAATATTTTTCTTTAACATTATTCCATACAGTTTTAACAACGCCTGTTAATTCATGTTCACAGTCAAAATTTTGATCTTTGCTGTTTGTTTTTCCGCCAAAAATTATAGTCCAGTGAGGAATACTTCGAGCAGTAAGATCGTTTAATGATTTATGCCCCCATGTCCAAGAAGAATTTAATAAAAATGTTTCTAGTTCAGCAGAAGTTTCTTCGCTATCAATATTTTCGTAGTATTCGATCATGTAGATGTTTTAGGATTATTAAAAAACCAGAAAGCCTGTGTTTGCCAGGTGTTAGTAAATGGAGTTCTCCAATGTAACAATTCTGTTCCTTTATATAGTAGAACATCGCCTTGGTCTAAAGATAATTTGATTATTTGTTGTTCTTTATTACTGTATAAGAACAACGGCCAAACGTCGCCTGAATAATAGTCAAGAGTTACTGAAAAATTATATTTGCAGTTGCTCTTGTCTTTATGTGGCAATAGTATTTCGTCTTTGAAATAAATTCTACTGTAATTGAATTGATATTCAACCGGAGCAACTAAAATAGATTCTAATTTTTCTTGTAGACGTTGAGTGTATTTGTCTTGTAGTGCGTCAGAAAAAGCTGGGCTTTTTAAACATTGGTTGTCGTACTTATAATTATTATTTTTAAATTCCGACCATAATGTCTCTGACATTTCTTTACATTCTTCTTTAGTAAAGACCTGATTTAAAACAACATATTCCCATGTCATATAAATTAATTATAGACCAAGTGCTTCTCTAAAATGTTGAGTCATTTGCCCTACTATGGTTTGAGCTTGTCCTGCGTTAACAATTGTGCCGCTGGGACTACTACACAGCACTCTAGCAATTATACAATTAAAGCTAGTTGTTTGATAAGTGTGATTATCATTATCTGGACTTCCAGGAGCATCTTGATTGTTAACTGCATTAATAGAAGATCCTAACGTAGAATGTCCTATAGTTACATACAGATAATTTACACTAGGGTCGCCGGCATTGTAACTTAAATTCCCAATCCAAGAGTGTACTATACAACCATTAACTGTTTGCACATTGTAAACCTGCTGATTAGTTCTACTTCCGCCGCCGTCTGCACCAAGATTTCCGTTACTGTTCCACCCATAAGTTCTGTTTGCGCGGCCCGACGTTGCAAGTGCAAATAATGGGTAAGTGTAACCACCTGCGCCCCAGCGTAGATTTCCTCCAGTAGAGTTGCCATTATTAAAATCTAAGCAACCGCCTGCAACCTGACTGCCGTTTTCTAGTAAAGAAATGCAGTGTCCGCCGTCATACATGTCACCACCACCGTCGCTGATCTGACTCGGAGAAGCATCTAATGACCAAGAATAGAAATTGCTGTTTCGATAGTTGGTTTGACGTGCAACCATGTAATTTCTTAAGTTTTGGAATGTTGTAGTGTTTATTAAATCAATAGGTGCAGTGACAGCTTGCGCAAAACTTTGATCTACTGTTGCAGTTGCTGAGCCACTAGTCACTGTTGCACGAATAGTCCAGTTATAAGTAGTGGCGCCGCCGCTGATTGTACCAGTGTGTGAACCATTGCTGGCAACTGATGTGCCTGACGGGACGCTACCTGATACTACTGTATACGCAATTGATCCTGAACTAGCCGATGCAACATATGTTCGAGTAGTAAATGTATTACCAACGAGCTGCGACGGAAATGTCTGACTAGCAGGGGAACTCCATGAGATGGTAACAGCATTGATTGTTATAGATAGAGCAGCATCGGCGGTTAACCCTGCATTATTAGTTGCCCTAAGTGTAAAATTACTTGTAGTATTTGACGATACCGCACTAAATCCAGAAATAATTCCGCTTGTTCCGTTTAAACTTGCCCCAGCTGGCAATGATCCAGTAACTAAGCTATATGAAACACTTGTTGCTCCGGGGCCAGCACTAGCACTAACTGTAATAGTATTGCCTGCTGCTCGTTGCGCATCGGTTAATGTTCCTAAACTACCAGATGATATCCACGACGGTGGTGCTGCGCCGCCGCCTCGACCAAATCCTTGCGAACCACTTATTGACCCAATGAAAGGCATATGTTACTCCTATCCTATATTATGCATAGCTTGTATAGTTGCCTACAACAAACCAAGTGCTTGAAATTCTTAACAATGTAAAAGTAGCAATGTCAATTTTGTTAACTCCGGGTGTTGGGACAGTGTTGTTTGCCCAGCGTATTGTTTGACCAACTCCTGCAATTTGCACTGCGCTAGGATAACGACCTGTTCCACCTTGATTAATAACTAACACCATAGCAATTGCTCTGTTGTCAGTAGTGGGCACGTTGGTAAAGTTTGCTGTCCAGTTTGCTGCAGGAGTAGTGTGATAGAAAATTCCTCCACCACTGAAATCGTGCGCAACTGTACCAGTTGCGTTGGTTAGTGTTTGTGTAATTTCAGAAATTTCATTAAATGTTGCTAGACCGTTTGCACTGATAGTATTAAAAGTTGCACTATCGCTACCACCGTTGTTGGTAATAGTACCAACAGTAACAGTACCAGTTGTAGTAAGATTTTTAGACCCTAAACTAACAATACCTGTGCCGTCAGGTGCTAGCACTAAATTTGCATTAGTTTCAGATGTACTAATAGTAGTGTTAACAATGTTTAATGTTGCAGGAACTGAAACGTTGCTGGTTGTTATACCGTTGGTAATTCTTCTTCCCATTTTATTTCCTTAAATTAAGCAATTGATGTTTCAATGCCCATAACAACTGCACTAAGTACGTTGCTTGCACTTGATTTTACTATAAGGTATTTTCCAGTGTCCATAACAATACCTGTTCTTTCAAGAACACCTTTTGCTGTAATATTAGCATCGTACTCTATGTATTCACCGTTAGTAGGTGTAGTTGCTGAGGTACTAACTGCTATACGAACTTGTATAGTACTAGCACCTCTATTACACAAGCTAATTGATGCTACTGTAAATGTACTTGCTGCTACTGGACCATAGACATTAGTGTCACTTGTAGTTGTTAAGTCCGTTGCTCCTAATCTTCCTGTTGCCATATAAAACTCCGTTTATGTTAAGAAATAACTCAGGGCTGTTGGTAAGCCCCTTACGCCGCCTGTGAAATTAAATGTTGCTTTCATTAAAATTGTGCCACCGGTTGTTGTTGTAATCTGAGATCCAGATATTTGAATAAACCCGGCTGTAACACTATTTACGTTCAATGCAGCACCACCACCACCAATTTGTGATGTGATATATGCTTTAATTGCTCTCTGCGTCGGTACGATGTTATCTGAGTTAGCTGTAAAGAAAGGATCTGTTGAGAATTCTGAAATCGTTGCCGAACTTCCGCCTAAACTTACAGCACCTAATGTAATTTCTTGCAACCCTGAAATATTAAATGCATCTGCGTTTAATGTTGCAATACCAGTTGACTGTTCAATAGTAAACAAGTCTCCGACCCTAAAGTTACCGTCTTGGTCAGTACTTGTAAAGAACACTCGGCCGCCATTGCTTTCAACAGTTTCATTATCTTGTACTGGTTCTTGTGTAGGTGTGTTTGGATAATTTGTTTCAGATAAATTTCCAGTTCCGATATCTAAGAAATCGTGTCCAGTTAATCGTACTTGACTATATCTAATTCTTGTTGAAACACTGACTGCATCGTTAGGTGAATCAAAAAGTGACACATCGGGACTAACTTGGAAAAATGCTGAATAACTACCATCGTACAGTCCAGCTAACGAAACAATGTTAACTAGTTTAAATGTTTGATTTGGTAAATGTCCAAATACTACATTAGATCCGGAAACTGGTTCTGATGTTAATCTCTTAACAGCAATAAATTGTCCGCTTTGGAAATTACTAGCATAACCGTCACCTGTATCTAGTTCGACACTAGCTGATAAGTATCCGACTCCTCTATTAGTAAAACTTGGATTTGCAAGGGCACCGTTACCGATTCTAACGCTAGTCGGTGCTTCGTAGATGTTATTCGGATCAGTAATAGTAATAGTTGGCGCAACTGTGTATCCGGATCCTGGTTCTAATAGTCTAATAGCAAAGATCTTGTTATTTGATACGTATGCTCGAGCTCTAGTTGTAGCACCTACTAATATAGAACTTGCTACTGTTCCTGCTGTACTTCTTTGTACTGCTACCCAAATGCCACTTTGGTTAGGATTGCCGTGGGCAACACCACTAAAGCCGTTGGCTGCTGTACTAGTTGTTCTCGAAGTCCAGTTTATACCATCTTCAGAACTTGCAGCTTGTGTTGACTGGCTTACTGCTAAAAACACGCCTTGACCGTAGGCAATTCTTGTCCATTGTGCAGTAGCCGGTAGTGTGCTTGCAGTCCACGTTATACCGTTTAAACTATAAGCAGCAGCAGTGCCGCTAGTGTTCGATACTGCAACAAATCTATTGTTACCCCATGATATTGACTGCCAGTTAGAACTAGCTAGTCCGGTTGCTGCAATCCAGTTTACACCACCGTTTGTAGAGTATGCAGATGTAGTTCCGCCACTAGCCACTGCAACAAATTTCCCACCACCGTAGGCAATGCCTGTCCATGCTGCGCTTGTCAAAGCTGCACCGGTCCCACCTGCGGTCCATGTTATACCACCATTGGTACTGTATGCGTTAACTGAGCTGCCTGTGGCAATTGCCACCCAACGACCGTTTCCATAGGCAATTGCGGTGTAAGAACCAGCTGGTAGTGCTCCACCAGCAGCCCATGTTACACCACCGTCTACAGAATATGTTGTGCCGGTAGTTCCGCCACTGGCAATTGCCACTAGATGATTAGCAATAGGTGCTGCTGTTCCTGTTGTTGCACCGCCTGTGCCGGTAGCAATAAATCTTGTGCCTACTATATTAGCACTGGCACCAATACTAGTCCAAAGAGTATTACCTAATGTTAGTATTTGATAGGCTCGACCTGTTACAAAAGACCCAGCAGTTTCTGTCGCAGTAAGGGCACCCTCTGCCATAGCAATCCATGTGGTATTTGCTGCCAGTACTCCGGTTCTAGCTGTCCACGTTGTTCCGTTAGCTGAAGTATCAACTGTGTTTGTTCCAGTAGCAAGAGCTACAAAGTTTCCGCCTGCAGCATATCCGCTGAATTCAAAAGCCTGTATAGCACCAGTAATACTGTTAACTGATGTAATAGTAATAGTAATATCGTTAGTAGTACTTGCACCGCCTAAATTTGTTCCTGCTAGAGTAATTGTGTCTAATCTAGCATATCCAGTACCAGCATTTATAATATCAACAAATGAATATTTTGTGTTTTTTCTAGTTACATTAAAACTAGCACTCAAGCCGCTACCTGATGTAGTTCCAGTAACTGAAGTATAAAGTTTAGTAATTGGTGCATACTTAGTATCAACCCACGTTAATGTAGATGCGGTTGTTCTAGCATTAGTGCTGTAACTTGGCGATGTGAATGAAATTCTAGGTTCAATTATATATGTAGTAGAAGCATCAGGTGATACAATAGTTGTACCTGATACCACATGATCCCACCCAGCAGCACCAGTAGTCTCTCTAGTAACTGTTGCAATTTTTGTACCAGCATTGTATGTAGCAATGATACCAAATTGTCCTGCACCACTACCACCTGTTAGATAAACTTTCATACCAACGTATGCTGCACTAATTTCACTATCAGTAGCCGCAATGGTAATTTGTGTAGCAGTTCCGCCTTGGGCTGTGTTAGCGTTTGAAATATAGTCAATACCGCCATAATTGCCGTCAGCTTCCGGAGCATCAGTACTATCATCAATGTTATCTAATAATCTAACTTGAAAGACTGCGCCGTCTCGGAATTCATCTTGTTCGGTTGCTGCATTTATACCTGCACCACTAATAGCCCATGTGGCAGCAGTATAATCAGTTCCTGCATTGTTAAATTCAAATTGATAAACAGTATCAACAGAATTTGTAAGTACTGATCCTACTTCTGCTCGGAATTGTTTATTATCAACTACTGCAGTATTTGGAGTTTCTGTAGAATCAAATCCTTCAGCTACCGATCCAAAGTCTCCGTAAGAATTATTACCATTAGTACCACGAATACGTCCGCCATTCTCAGCTAGGTATCCAATATGAGAATAGTATGAGAATACTGAAACAAGTTCAGCTCTAGCATTATTAGTAATCCATGCTCCAATACCGTCTGATATAACCTGTGTAAAGTCATTAGATGTAATAGATTTATTGCCGCCATTGTGTAAACTACCGTCTACTTTCTGTCCAATTGCAGCATTACCAAATGTTGTTACGTTTTGTACGTACGGGCTACGACTAGTAATCCATGTACTAGAGTCAGCAGGGCCCCATCCTGGATCTAAACTTGCATATGCACCTGCACTAACCCTTGAAGTTCCGTAAGCATTAGGTGCTAGTAGATCTCCGCTTAAATCAGCTAATGTTTGATTTCTTAGACCTGTACCATTTCTTAGATAATACATGTCTTCTTCTAAGCTACCGGCGACTGCATTAGAATAATAACGAGCTGCTAATAATGATTTGTAGTTCCCTGGATACTTAAGATCATATTTGATAGCGTCAATATACGCATTAACATCTCTTTCACACGCTGCAGTATCATAGAACAAACTTACAGTCATTGACCCTGAAGGAACAGTTGCTAGATTTATTGGTGTTGTTCCGTTAGCCGCAGCTGCAATTTTAAAAGTAGTAGGGCTTACTACATTTTGCACATAGTATTGTATACCAGCGTCAACATTACCAAATACTGCACCGCTAAATGAAATAATTGTATTTCTTTGCAACCAGCTAGTGTCACTAATAGTTAATATATTAGACCCTGAGGTAGTAGCTGTTACTGTGCCAGTGTACGTAGAGGCAATATATGCAGAAATTTCATTTACCATGTAATCTCTGTTACGTTCTAATTGTAAGACTGCATAGTAGATATTAGCGAATCCATCAACGCTCAACGAACCTTCGGCTGTTGCACCAAAGAGAATGTCGTCCAGCGTGGTCATTAGCGTTTCAATACGTGCTTGCGCGGTTGCATCGCCGCCAACATTTGATTTAGCCAGTGTTTTTACATAGCTAAATGCTGCACGAGTGGCTGCTTTCTGATTTAAACTGAATACATCACTAGCTGAACTTCTTAAATAGGCATAAGCTGCTTTAATTGTTTGAAAGTTGCTGTTAAACATGAAGTCGTAGCCGACTGCATCAAGAATAATTCTTGCATCACGCTGACACTTGGCACTGTTGTAGCTTAATGTTGGATAGTTAGCGGTAATGAAACTAGTCATACTAGTTACAATTGTACCTACTGCTGCACTAAGTGTAGTATAAGCAGTAATCAATGCTGTAGTTGTTGTTACGCTATCTGTTGCAATTGGCCTATCTTCAGTGTCAACAATGAATGATAATCCAGAACCGTTAGTTAAACTTCCTACGAGTGTTCCACCAAAACTAGTTGACACTTGGAAGGCAGTGCCAGTTAATCCTGAAGCCAGTACATAATAACGAATATCTGCTGTTAGTCCAAAAGCAGTTACTCTAGGAACAATAAGATCACCTGCGGCCAGGCCGTGGGCCCCTGTAGTGTTAAGTGTATTAGTTGATGTAATACTTGTTACAGTTAAGTTTGGTCTAAATGTTGTGGCGCCGCCAGTTAATATAGCAGTAATAATATCTATATTAGCACCAATAAATGAACTAGCAGAAGATCCTGTTGTTAATGCACTATCTGTGAATTGAACAGCATCGTTAGTTGCAGATCTAGTAACTGTTGTGTTAATAATAATCTGCTGCATTACAGTTTTTAATCTATTATAAGATGCAATAGTTGCAGTTAACTCAGTAGAGTCAATCATTAATGTGCTGCCAACACCGTCAAAGTAGGCTAGGCCTGCATTTAATGTCTGTGTGCTACCGCCATAGGTTAGATCATATACCATTGCATCTACAACGTATCCAACATCTCGCTTGCAGATTGTCTTAGAATATTTTATACCAGGATATGTTGCTGTAATAAACGCAATAATTTCTGCTTGCATGAATTCTTTATTTTCTTTTAATAAAGTTCTTGCATCACCGTAACCAATTAGATATGAAGAATTATACCCTGTAGGATTTGGATAGTTAAACAGTACCGTTGTTCCAAGATTGTAGTCAATCTTGTGCTGCATTGTTCTTACTAATTGTTGTACACTAGTTGCCTGTTGAGCTGTAGCAAGTGGCCAGCCGTTATATTGGATAGAAGTATTTCCAGGACTTTCAGTTACGTTTGTTCCTAGAACAATCTGTCCAGCAACTGTTTCTAAACGTCCTAAAGAGCCTATACTATATTTTGTATCGTATCTACTAACAAGACTACCTGCTGGGCCGGCATTAGTTGAACGTAGTTCGTCTCCCATGACACATGTTTCGGCTGGAACAATAATAGGCAACACTTCACGATATCTACCTGTTCTAACTTGAATTAAATTGTTAGGAGCATATCTAGCAGGAATATTGTCTGCATTTTGATCAGCTAAGGCATCTGTAATAATAGTAACTAATTCTGTAATAGCAGTCATTGCTCCCGCTTCGGCAGTATAATTTGTATCAATATACTGAGGAACTACTGCTGTAGAATTATCTCCATTTAATACTTGATAATTAACTGCAGGAGCTTCGTTGTTTAACACTGACTCTATAACTGTAAGCATATAGTTATATGCTGCAATATCTTCATCTGCTTCTGCTGCTAGATTTACATATACACCAGGATTGTCTTCAGTAATTGCATTAACATAGGCTAAGGCTGCGCCTCGACTTTTAACATTGCCGCCATGTCCAATGTCATATAATAATGCATCAATTACTAATCCAACATCTCGTTCACAACGATCTTGAGCGTACACAAAACTTGTTGTAAAAGGTGCTGTATTTGTAGTTACCTGACGATCAATCCATTCAGTAACTTCACGTTGTATAAATGGTGTGTTTAGTTCAAGTAGACGTTTAGCATTAGGATTACGAGGTCCTCGTTCAACTTGTTCACAAGCATAACGAATTGTTTTCCAAGGCTTATCTAAAGTTTTTCCATATATAGGGGCAGGGATGTCTTCCCCAGTTGGGCTCACATAATAAGCGTGATCGGCGGTGCCCCATGATACCCACTCAGGAATACTGTCAGCACTTACACGTAGAATTTGCCCTTCTTGTCCAATAGGTAATCGAGTAGGACCTGCACCTCCAAAGTATACCATGTCGCCTAGAGTAGTAAGTACAGAAGTTTCACTACCAACATTAAACAAATTCCAATAGATATTAGTAATATCTAAATCTGGTCGACTGTTTGCTTGGCCTCCGCCAGTTGCTCCCACTGTGGAAACATCATCACCTTCTGATCTGTGTGCTAATACGCAGATATAAACGTTTGAGCCATATCTTACTGTGTCGCCTATGACGTATTCGGCATCGTCGCTCCATAGGTCTCTCCAGTTAACGCCTGCGGTTAACTGTGACCAATAGGCTGCATTAGGAGGTTTTGCTGCAGCAGTAACAGACATAGTGCCTGCGGCAGTAGTCGGAGTAAAAATTGCTCCGGCTGGAGTGTTACTGATAGTAAAATTAAATCCGTCAATAACTTGTCTTACATAGTATGTACCGTTGGTAAACACATTACCAAAAGTAGTACCTGTAAATTTAACAGCCATGTTAGCAACCATGCCTGTAGTACTGGCTACTGTAATATATTTTGTACTAACATCGGTTGCTGATGCAGTTGTTGTTATAGCCGGAGCATCTGTAGTGGCTAGGTATGTATAACCATTAAGTTTTACGACTTCACCTATTTTATAAGATGTAGTGATTGCCCAATCAGATTGATATTTTAAACCTTCTGAGAATAAATCCCAGTTAGCTGTACCTACTAGAGGATTTGAATTTGTATGCTGCGTCTTAGCTACATATTGATTTCCGCCATAACGAACAACGTCACCTGGCTGGTAAGCAGCTCCGCTACTCCATGTGTTTTCAAATTCTAAACCTTCTACAAACTGTGACCAGTTTGCAGTGTCGCCTGCAAATGTTGCGCCAGCACTATGTTGTGTTGTACAAATCCAAAGGCCGCCGCCATACTTCACTACATCGTTTAACTTATAACGTGTAAGAGTAATCCATGTATCTTTATATTCTATACCAGAATTGAATACGTCCCAGTTAGCTATATTATTTTCAAGACCTAATGCAACAGTAGCGGCACTAGTATGACCTAAGTTACAAACATATGTATAACCGCCGTACTTAACTAGATCATTTAATTTGTATCGTGTAGAAACAGTCCAGTCGCCTTTCCAGTCAAATCCTTCGGCAAATATGTCCCACTTGCTGGAATCATTCTCTAATCCCGAGGATGCTGTTGAAGCACTAGTGTGTCCTAAATTACATAAGTAGACATTTCCACCGTATTTGACCGTATCACCAATTCGATATGCAGTAGAGATAGTCCACGACCCCCGCCATGCTTGGCCGTCAGTCATTAAATTCCACTTTGATGGAACAAAGTTTAAATCTGTATTGAAGTCAGCAGCAGATATATGACCAACTACACAAATATAGGTTTTACCACCATATCGTATAACATCATCTTTTAGGTATGTGATGCCTGTCGACCAGTCATCTTTCCATACAAATTTAATTCTACCTAGTTTAAACTCTGCCATTATTCACCTCAATTTTATGGAGCTCTTGTATTTAGCAACTCAAACATTATCTTTAAACGAACGATAAAATAGAGAAGATGCTACCATCATTCCGTTAACACCTATGCCAGCCCCAGCAAAATTTGCCATAACAGGAATATCAATAGTTAGTTGAGCAGAATTGTCAATTAAATTAGGTCCTACCCTAACTGTACCGGCAATAAAGCTAGATGTTAATAGATCAGAACCACCAATATTTAATCTAGTAGCCAAATATGATTTTATAGCACGTTGTGTTGGTACAATGTTGTTAGAATCTGCAATGAATAACGCATCAGTTGAAAATTCTCTAACAACTGCTCCTGATCCGCCTAATCGCACACCGCCTAACGCCAATTCTGTTAGTCCGTTTAGTTCAAAGAAGTCAGCACTGATAGTAACAATACCAGTTGCTTGTTCTACTGCAAATAATTCACCAGTTCTAAAATTACCACTTTGATCGGTACTTGTGTAGAAAACTCTACCTCCGTTTAATTCTTGAACTTCATTTTCTGGTGCTGATGTATAATTACCTGTAGAATATAATGTTGGATAATTTGTTTCTTCAAAATTTCCAGTTCCTATATCTAAGAAATCGTGTCCTGTAATTCGAACTTGACTGTATTTTTCGCGTATTTCGACTTCTGTATTTTCTAAAAACTCATCGTCATATGTTATTAACGGACTTACTTGGAATGTAGATCGTAATGTTCCGTTTTCAGAAGTTATTTCTATACCTGTTACAACCACGGTATAAACATTGTCTGAGCTGCCAAATCTAAACTGAGCTCCGGGTCCGGGAATTCTCTCAAGACCACTTAATGTAACAAAACGACCTCTTGGAATAATATCAGCAAATCCGTCCCCAATTACAGATATAACTGTTGTACTAGTTCTATAAGCATTGCCTCTATTTAAGAAAGTTGGTTGCGCTAATACTCCGTCTGCTATTCTTGGATTCACATATGCATTAGAAGTATTGTTAGGATCTGTAAAAGTAACAGTAGGTGCCGATGTATAACCAGACCCTGGTTCCCATAATTTAATTTGAGCTATGTTTCCGCTTTCAACTACTGCTCTTCCTAGAGTTCTAGCACCAGTAAATATTCTGTTTATGTCACTGCTTGATGTTGTAGGAGCTGCAATCCACATAGGTTGATTATTTGATACTGTAGAGTCTCCTAGTGTTACATCAGGATTTCCAAATCCAATAACACCCCATCGATGTGATTCTGTTAAAGTTCTGCTAGTCCAAACAATACCGTCGTATGATGTAGCTGCAAATGTTGTCGGTCCGGCAGTTGATGTTTCACATACAGCAAAGAACACACCTTGACCGTATCTTATTTGTTTCCAGTACATTTCTGTTGCGCTAGGTTGAGGCATCCCTGCAGAAGTAGTATACCATTGTATGCCGTCAAAACTGTATGATACGTCGCCCGATGTAGAAACTGTAACAAATCTTCCGTTACCGTAGACAATACTAGACCAATCTTCTGGAGAAGAATCTTGCACCTCTACCACAGACGAAGTCCATGTCCATAAAGTTGTAGTTGCATTATAAGACCCAACCGCTACAGCATTACTACTGTTAGCAATTGCTACAAATTTACCTTTACCGTAGGCAACATCTTTCCACTCGTTCAATGTCGAGTCACCTATAGTAGGCAATGTAGTTGTTAACCAATTCGTACCATCGAGTGTATATGCAGCGTCAAGGGTACTACTTGATACTGCAAGGAATACTCCAGTTGTATTGTCTGTAGCTAAACCGTATACTACACTGTTCCAAGTTGCCGTTGAGGGTAATGTTGTTGTAGTCCATGAAATTCCATTAGTAGAAAGCACAGCATTTGAACTATTATATTGTACTGCTACAAATTTATAATTCCCGTATGCAATAGATGACCAGTTACCATTAAACGGTAATGGAGAGGATAACCAATTAGATCCGTTTGAAGAATATGCGCTAGAGCTTCCGTTGTTAGGAGTCATAACAAATCTTCCGCTGGATGCAGTGCCCTCATATTCAAAAGTTAAGATTGAATTAGTGCTGTCATCTGAAATTGATTTTACTGTAATAGTAATATCGTGTTCTATAGTTAATCCGCCGACGTTTGCTCCGTTAATAGTAATAATTTGTTCATCTTCGTAGCCAGCTCCGCCATTTAATAAAGTTACAATATATGATCTTCCAGATTTAGTAACATTCCAAGTAGCAGTAAGTGGTGCAACATCAATCGTTGTACCTAACCCAACTGTTCCGCCAACTCCGGTATACACTTCTAAAGTTTCTCCGTAGACTACTGCTGCCCATGACGCAGTAGTTGGTGAAGATACTAGTTCAGCAGTAAAAGAAGGAGCACTAAATGTTACTCTTGGTTCAAAGAGATATCTAGTACCAGTTGTTAGTAAATCTTTAATAGGAGTTCCTGGAATAACATGATCCCATCCTGGCTGATTGTCACTTTCTCTATATACTGTAACTAATTTTAAACCTTCATCATATGCTTGAACATATCCGTATTGGCCAGTTCCTTCACCACTAGTTAATATAACTCTAGTACCTAACAATGTTTGTTCGGTATTTTGATCGTTTGTAGCTAAAGTAATTGTTAATCTGTCCCCGTACTGAGCATTGTTACCTGCAAGTATGTAATCGCCGGCACCTTCAATGCCTGAAGGATTTCCAGGTGCATTTCTTACCTGCGCTTCAAATACTGCATTATCTCTATATTCTTCTTGTATTAAACTGGCGCCAGTTCCTGCTCCAATAATTGTATATACTGCATTAGAATAGTTTTGTCCTGCATTTGAAAATTCTACTACTAAAATTTCATCATTAATTTCTCCGGCAAATGCATTTGCAATTTGCGCTTCTTCGGTACGGTTATTTACATATCCGTATGCAGGTGTCTCTGTAGGATCGTTTGCATCTGCAATTGCACCAAAAGATCCGTAAGAACTATTACCATTAGTTGCACGAATAATTCCACCGTCTTCTGCAAACATACCAATGTGTGCATAATAAGTAAACACGGACACAAGTTCTGCTCGGCCGCCATTTAGTACATGGGCGCCAATTCCGTCTGATATAACTTGTGTAAAATCGTTTGATGTAATAGATTTATTACCACCGTTGTGCAAATTACCGTCGACTTTTTGGCCCGTAGCAGCAGTACCGAACGTTGTTACGTTTTGTATGTATGAAGATCTTGATGTTATCCAACAATCTTCGTGAGCTGGGCCCCATCCTGGATCAAGAGAAACAAACGAGCCGCCGTTAGGCCTTTGATACAATTCAAATTGGAGTTGTGGAGACAACTCTCCTGTTAACCCAGATAATGTTACATTGCGTATACCCGAACTGTCGCGTACATAAAACATATCTTCTGATGCAGACCCAATAATATCATTTGCATACCATCTTGCTTCTAAAAGAGAGTTATAATTTCCAGTATATGTAATATCTGTTATCCAAGCATCTATATATCTTTTAATATCTACCCTACGACGAGCTTCATCGTATTGATAAGACGGAACTAACTCGTTAATAAATGCTACTCCTTCTGCTGCTAAAAAATCTTTGTTAGATTCAAGAATTTCTTTTGCATTAGAATAAGTTGTAGAATCAGTGGGGGTCATTGTACCTGTTAATGAAGGCGGAACTCCAACGCCGAGTATTCTGCTGTTGATATAAGTTTTCATATCAACTATGATATTTTTAATTTCTGTTGCTACTGGTATTGTGCTGTAATCTGAAGGACTTGCTGGTATATATTGCGTTTCTAAATTTGTTACACTTTTTGTAATTTGTATACCGGTGAGTATGCTTTGAATTATATCATAAAATCTATCAAGAATAACAATAATAGCAGGTCTATCATCAAATCTTTCTACGCTAGGATCATTAGGTTTAATTGTTGTAGAACGTAATTCAGCACCATCGATAGCAGTATTTTTTGGAACAATTATTGGTAAAACTTCTTTATAGATACCTGGCCAAATTTTAATAGTTGTAGTTCCGAGATACCCGTCATTGGCCTTCCTAGCGGCAAAATGAACTGTTTTCCAAGGTTTAAAATAATTTACACCTCTATTTACATCAGTGTCATCGTCTATACCATCTGTGCGTACATGGAATATTCTAGTTAAAGTTCCCCATGTGCTATAATCTGCTACACTATTAGTTTCTACTTTTAAAACATCATCTTCTATACCAATAGCAATTCTTGTTGCGCCAACTGTACTGCCGTCGTTAGCTACGGTTCTTGACAGTCCGTATATTAATAAATCTCCCGGATACTGTGTGCCTATATCACCACCGGCAATTAACATGTTCCAGTAATTGTAGCCCGAACCGTTATCTCCAGGATATGAATTGTCTACTGACAAATGACTAACATTACAAATATAAGTGCTACCAATATGATAAACTATATCGTTTATTTCATATTCTGTTGCTGTTACCCAAGTACCTTTCCATTCTTGTCCAGGTGCTAGTAATTCCCAATTTGACAGATCTAAATAATCTAAGCTACTTCCGTCTGCTACTGTATTAACTAATGCTACATAAAGTTGGCCGCCTCGACGGACTAGATCGCCTGCTTTGTAATTTTCAGTGCTGTTCCAGGTTCCTGCAAGCGTTGTAGCTTTTGTAATTAATGTCCAGTTAGGATTGCCTACACTATATGTTTCAGATTCTCCAGGCTCGCTGTTTATGTTGTTTGCGCTGCTTACATAAACATAACCGCCGTGTCTAACAACATCTCCAATAGCATAATATGCAGTATTGCTCCAATTATTATAAAAATTAAGTCCTCTTAACTCTGTAATAAAATTGTTATTATCAACATTTCCGGCAACACTAGACGAAGTATGTTCTTCTGTACAGCGTAGTAAACTGCCTCCGTACTTTACTAGATCATTGACTCTATATCTAGTGTTTATTGTGTATGCCCCAACAAATTTTATGTTGTCGTAAACAATTTCCCATGTTTCAGCAGTGCTGTCATTAGTGCTGTCACCATCACCTATAACTATACCTTGTGCTGTAGTACCAGCAACATGCTCACGAATACATCTATAAACAATACCGTTGTACGCTACAACGTCTCCTACTTTATAAACAGAAGCAGAAGTCCACGTAGTGCGCCAATTGTTGCCTTCAATAAAAATATCCCACTCTGTAATATTGGTTTCAAAATATAAAGATGAGGTATGCCCTACTGAGCATAGATATAAGTTTCCGCCAGCAATAACTATTTCGCCGGGGCCATAAATCGTTGAGCTAGCCCATACACCTCTAAATTTGTAGCCATCTGTTACTCTTACCCACGCAGCAGATACTTCAGTGTTTAACGGATCTGCGAGATATGTTTGATCTGTATTAAAATTACCAGAAGTGTGCGGGCGTATGCAAGCCCAGCTTGACCCTGCATAAAAAACGATGTCATCTTCTATGTATGTAGTAGGTGTAGTCCAGTAGCCTTTCCAACGATATCTAATTCGTGGTATATTAAATTCAGCCATTATTATGTTCCAGATGTCTTAATACTATATTTATATGCCGCTAGGATATGTATATTTTTGTCCGATCCTAACTATCAGTTGTCCTTCGTCGTTGATATAATAAAATAATGATCTATTATCCCATCTATATTGTTCGTAATTTAACCCTTTCCAAACAATACTATGATTATCGTCACGACCTTCTGTAAAATCATATCCGTGTTCAAAATCTGGAAATGTTTCTCCTGAATCTATGGGTAGATTTATTTCTAAGGAATCTGTCGGACTTAAAGTGTTTAATTTGCCCATGTATAAATCGCCATCTTCCGTCCTACGCAGTCCGTAAAAGTATTGCGGAGTTCCTCCGAGTACAGTATCATCTGATGATGTAAAAAAGTAGTTATTTCCTGCCATAATTTTGCTCCTTATATAATTTCAGCGTAACTGATTACTGCATCTACGCTGTTGTCAGTATCTGATATAATACGCAATCCGCATTGTTCTGCTAGGATTAATTTTTCTCCATTAGTTATCATCTTAAGACTATTATATGGAGCTATTGATATATTGTTAGCATAATAACCGGTAGTACTTGAAGAGTCAGTTATAAAAATACTAATAGTTACAATCTCATCTGTAGTGTTTGCAAGATTACAACCAATAATGGTAAATCTATTATTATCAACAGTTTGTAATACGTCTACTGCTGCTGATCCGATATTTTTAACTACTTTAGTTCTAAAAAACGTTGCCATATTATTTTATCATCCAAAAATTAGAGCCATTGTGGCTGCAATGTCATTTGCTGTTGCTGAACTAATACCCGAAGCTGATCCTGCAACAGAACTCCAGTTTGAACCATCCCATGCTTCAACAAGTCCTAAATCTGTATTAAATCTAATCATACCAATTTGTGCTGATCCAGGTCTTGAGCTGTTGCCTCCTGAAGGAATAACTACAGCATTAGTACCAACAATATAGTAATAACCGTTACCGGTTGATCTAAATTCTGTTACTGCATTAGCGTTAGAATTTGTTATAGTATTGGCAGTAATTCTAAATCCATCTATAACTACTGCGCCAGTGCCGTTTGGTCTCAATTCTAAGTCAGTATTAGTAGTTGTAGTTCTAATAACGTTTCCGTTAATTTCTAAATCATCAACTACAATCTTATTAGGAGCAAATTGATTACTGTCAAGTGTAGCTGCTAATTGATTATTAGCATAAAAGTACAATGTGTTATCATTTGCGCCTGGTGTTGATTCAGGAATAATATATGTATCTCTATCTACATCGCTGATGCCGCCGAGTTGTAACCAGTAAGAACCATTGTAACCTTCATACCTATTTGCAGTAGAGTTAAATCTAATCATACCACTAGCAGGAACAGACGGTCTATCACCGTCTGTTCCTGCAGGTAATTGCAGTGATTGATCTCCGTTAATTTTTACAATACCAGTTCCACTAGGAGTAAGTTCAATGTCTTGCCCTGCTACCGTTCCAGAAATAGTACTGCTACTAATACTTAAACTTTCAAATGCAATTGCTCCACTGCCGTTGGCACGTAGTTCTAAATTACTATTAGACAATGTTGTTTGTATTACATTACCTTGTACTACAATATCACCAGTTCCAAATGAACTAGCAATTACAGGTGCATTAACTATTAAATTAGTTACAGTTAATGTGCCGTTAACAATGGTGTTGCTTAAGGTTGTTGTACCAGAAGTTACTGTTAAATTTTGATCTATAGTTACATTATTAGATGGTATACTTACAATACCAGTTCCATTAGCACTTAGTTCAAGATTAGCGTTTGAAGATACTGTTTGAATATAGTTGTCATTGATTTCAATATCATTAACAGTTATGTTGGAGGTGTATACGTTCCTCCATCTTAGATTATTTGATCCGATGTCAAAGTTTCCAGTTATACTTGGTATTAAGTTGTTAGTAATACTACCAACTAGATTAATAGTATCAGAACTGTTATCGCCAATTTGTATATTGCCGCCTAAGATAATATTTCCAGTAACTCCCAAATTACCTGTAATATCAGTGTCTTTGAGTAACTGTATTTTTCCCGTGCCATTTGGATTAATGTTAATGTCGGCATTTGTTACATTTGACGAAATTACATTAGATTTAAAATCAAGAGAGTCAATACGTACAGCACCTGTGCCGTTGGCACGTAGTTCTAAATTACTATTAGATACTGTAGTGGTAATTACATTTCCACTAATTGATATATCATCAACTATTGCTTGAGAAAGATATATATTTTGCCACTGATTAGTTATTGAGCCTAAATTATAAGTTGTAGTTGCGTTAGGAACAATGTTACTGTTAACCTGTGAAATAAAAGTGATAGTGTCACTATTACTATTACCAATTATTGTAGTTCCGTTAAAATTAACATCTTGTACTACGTTTAGTGTGCCAGTAATTGTAACATTAGATGTTGATGTTATTTCACTGTTAGCTGCAGTTAATGTTACACCGCCAGTAGTACTTTCTATAGTATTGCCACTAATTCTAATATTACCAGTTTCAACTTTTGTAGGATCTATTATAGTTGTGTTTACGCCGTCTGTAAATGTAACTCCAGCTGGGCTAGTAATAGTAAGACTACTAGGATTAAAAGTAATTGTTCCGTCGTTTTGATTTACGTAAAAATATTCACCTACTCTATAATCGCCTTTGTGGTCAACACTGGTGTAATAGAGTCTAGCACTAGTTGTCTGTACTATTTCATTGACCTGTATTACCGATGTTGGATCGTTATCTGAGAATCTTCCTGCACCTACATATCCAAAATTGTGACTTACAAAGTACCCAATAACTCCGTATCCATCACCTACAGCACCGTAGTTACCGTATACACTAGCTGATGCAATACTGCGAAGTTCAACTCCAAAATCTGAATAATCAACATTAGCTAAGTAACTGGCGGTTTGTCCGCCTGGACTAAATGTAATTATCTGTTGGTTATCGGTATCCGGTGGAGCAAGTGATGTTTCCCATCCTGTAACTTTCCCGTCTAGAACAATATAGGTATAAGGAGAATCATAAGTAACACTTTCAATTGTTCCAGTTGTAACTGTTGCAGGATTTACACTGACATTTTCTATACTAATTGTATCGCCTGGGCTGAGTGTTGCTGCACTGATACCATAGACTTTTAATCTTGTTTTTGGATCTCCACCGTTAGACCCAGCAAACCCAGTTGAACCACTTGTTAGATAAAAACTTCTATCTGCAAAATAGGTAAAGCTGTTGAGCCACTCTATTCGTACTCCGTTAGTAGCAGTAATAGCATCAACCCCTGGACATATAAATGTCACAGAGTGGAACAGCATACTAGCTTCTTTACTTGCTGGATTAACTATACTACCATCAATGTATGCGCCTTTACCTGCATCTCCTGCTAGAAACCCGCGAGGATCATCAACAGGATTTGTCAGCAATCTAACAGTGCTACCGGCTGTAATAACTGAAATATTTCGAATATAAGGACTGCGACTAGTTACAGTCATATTAGGCGCAAAACGGAATGCATATCCTGTATTTGTCCCTACATCATATTCGTAGCCAGTTATTGTTAAATCTTCTACAGTAGTTTCACCGTTTAGATGAAATATATCAGCAGTAATATCACTGTCTGGCTGAATAGTAACTGATCGAATGCCTGCACCCTTAACCGTTACCCCAACAGGTACTACTAATGGTAAAGTTTCGCTGTATGTTCCTGGATAGATATAAACAGTATCACCTGCAGTGGCTAGCTCAAGTGCGCGGCCAATCGAACTTAACGGATTTTGTTGATGTTTACCTACATTACTATCTGAACCATTTACTGCAACATAGTAGATATTGCCTTGTTCAAGGCCTATGTCAATTCCGGCAACTGAAATTTGTCCAGTACTAACTATAGGGGCATATAGATTGTTAGCCCAAACATCTGCCCATCGATTACTGCTACTGCCTAAAGAATAAGTATTATCTTGATCTGGAATTAAATCACTTGCTATGTCAGCATTAAATACAATGTTATCAGTGTTAGTATCACCTAGTTGTAGATTACCGTCAGCAGTAATAGTACCTGTTGCGTGTAGATCTCCAAATATTTCTACATTAGAATTTAAATTAATTGTACCTGTACCGTTAGCAGTTAGTTCTAAATCTGCATTAGAGTTAACTGTAGCAATTCTATTGCCTTCAATTTGTATATCGTCTATTTGTAATCTATTTTGATATAGAATTTGACCGCCGCCGACAAGATTAAAATTTAAAACTCCAGTATTACTATAAATTTGATCGCCTGTAATTACAATGTTGCCTAGCGTAGCAGAATTAGTAGCTTCTAAATTATTAGACCGTGTTGTTCCGTCAACTGTTAGTTCGTGATTAGGACTAGTGGTCTTAATACCGATCCGTCTGTTAGTGACATCTAGATAAATTAAGTCATTATCAAATACTAGATCGACACCATCTCGTTCTAGATTCCCGCTGGCGTTGCCCAGCATTTGTCCCGTTATTTTACCTACTGCCATAAATTTCTACCGTTTTTATATTTAGTTGTTTTGGATTATCCAAAGACTAGGCCGTATAAATCGCTTATTAGTTCCATGTCTTCGGCACTAATACCAGCAGCTAGTATTCCTCCAGCAGCAATCCATGCAGTACCGTCGTAAACTTCTTGTGTAGATGTAGTAGTATTATATCGTATTGCCCCTATAGGAGCAGTTACTGGTTGTTGTCCAGTTAATCCGTGGGGAATACGTATAGCTCCGGTTCCTACAAATTTTACGTAGCCGGTGCTTGTAGAAACAATTTGAGTCACTGCATCAGTTGTAGTATTTGTTATGATATTGTCTGTTATGTTAATACTATTTTTAATATTAACTACTCCAGTGCCACTTCTTTCTAATTCTAAATTTGCATTGGGGTTTATAGTACTAATAACATTATTATTAATATCTATTTCATCTACAATTATTCTGTTAAATGTTGCTGCTTGTGCAGTAATTGTTGCAGACAATATGTTGTTTGTATACATTCTAATTGTATTGTCGTTAGCCCCAGGTGTAAGTTCAGGGCTTATACCAGTATTACCGTCAGTGTCAAATAAATTATATAACGAAATATTTCTTCCTGTAATTTTTCCTTCAAACGTAGAGCTTGTATTGTTGTATCTAATTTCACCGTTGGTAGTTAATGTCCTATTAGTATTATTACCTATAGGAAGTTGAAGTGCTTTTGTGCCTTGTATAACTACATTTCGACTGCTGGCAGGATTAAAAATAATGGATCTATTAGCTTCTGTTCCAGAAGTTAAACTGTTTGAAATAGTTGATCCGGTTATCTGTAATACATTGTCAAACATCACATTTCCAGTGCCGTTTGCACGTAGCTCTAAATTACTATTAGATAAAGTAGTTGTGATATAGTTATCAGCAAATATAATATCGCCGTAGGCAAATCCAGTTGCAGTTAAGTTGTTAGTAATTGTTAATAGGTCGTTTGTAGTTAAATTTCCAGTTACTACGGTATTTTTTAAATTTGTTGTGCTGTTAACTGTTAAATTTTGAACTACAGACAAACTATCATTAATATTAATAACACCAGTACCGTTAGCTCTTAACTCAAGATTTGAATTAGATGTTATAGTTCTAATGTAATTGTCGTTAATTTCTATGTCGTCTGTTACTAGATTTGACGTAAAAAGATTACGCCACGTTTTAATTGCACTTCCAATATCGTAAATGCCAGTAGTGTTAGGAATTAAATCACTGCCAATTTTGCCCACAGGATCAATACTATCTATTACGACATCCCCTAGTTGTATATTTCCGCCCACAGTTATATTACCTGTAACTGATAAATTTCCTGTAATATCAGTATCTTTAAGTAGTTGTATTTTTCCAGTACCGTTTGGATTTATGTTGATATCAGCATTTGTTGCAGTCGACAAAATAGTATTTGAATTAATATCTAGTGCGTCAATTTTAATTACGCCCGTACCAATGGCTCCGAACTCTAAGTTAGAATTACTTTGAGTAGTTGATATAAAGTTAGTGTTAATCAAAATATCATCAAACGTTGCCTGAGTTGTGTATAAAGTTGTCCAACGATTAGCAGTTATTCCTAGGTCAAGATTATTTGCGTTAGGAATAATATCAGAATTTACTCTAGAGTTAAAATAGATAGTGTCAGATGAACTATTACCAATAGTTACATTTTTATCCAATGTAACTAATTGTTCCACAGTTAGTGATTGATTAACAGTTAGATTTGATGTTACGTCTAAATCAGTGTTAGCTGCAGTTAGTATCATTCCATCAGTATTACTTTGAATTGTGTTTCCACTTACAGTAATATTACCAGTAGTAACTTCAAAAGCGTCAATATAAGTTGAAGTAACTCCGTCAGTAACTGTTATGTTTGTGCTGGAGATTGCTACAGAATTAAGAATAATTTTACCAGTAGATTGCTCAATTGTTACAAGGTCTCCAATTCTATAATTTCCAGACTGGTCAACGGTTTGATAATGTACCACTCCACTATTAAGTTCTACAACTTCGTTAACTTGTATAGCCGATGACGGATCGTTTTCGCTATTGCCATCTAGTCCAATGTATGCAAAATTATGACTGATTAGATACATTAATGTATCTGCACCATCAGCTACTGCTCCGTAGGTGCCATAAATATTTGCTGAGCCAATAGACCTAATTTCTGCTCCGTATCTTAGTGTACTGCCGTCTTGTGTTACTCGGCCGGTACCTCGTATTGCATATAACCCTCGTTCAGCAAAGTATGTAAAACAATTTAACCATTCTATTCTGACGCCATTGGTCATTGTTATAGCAGCAACACCCGGAGTAATAAACGTACAACTATGAAACAGCATACTTGCTTCATTAGTTCCGGCTAAGGCTAGTGATCCGTCAACTTTAGCACCTTTACCTGCATCGCCTGCGGCAAAGCCTCGTGGGTCAGTTCCACTAGTAATTGAGCCTGTAGTTATTACTGTTATGTTTCTAACATAAGGACTGCGACTTGTTACAATAAATCCTGGAGCAAAACTAAATGCATATCCTGTATCGTTAATACTATCATAGAAAAAATCTGCAACAGTTAAATCTTCAACGGTTGTTTCTCCATTGAGCAAAAATACATTTTCACCACCACTAGAAGTATCAGGTTTAATTGTTACTGATCTAATTCCTATGCCTTTTACAGTAACCCCTACCGGCACAGTAAGCGGTAATAATTCATAATAAGTTCCGGGATATATTAAAATAGTATCTCCGGACGTGGCTACTGACAGAGCTTTTTCAACAGTGTCAAAGGGACCGTTAGGATGATCTCCAACATTGCCGGAGCTGCCGTTAGTAGCTACATACCATGTATTGCCATGGCGAAGACCTAAGTCTATGTTACCTATTAATGCGCCACCTGCTGTAAGAGTGCTACCATTTATTAGTTCTGTATATAAATTATTCCATCGTCTATTGATATTACCTAAATCATAAGTGACTGTTTGATTAAGATTAATATTTGAACTAATATCTGCACTTAAAGAAACTGAATCTAAATTATTATTTCCAAATACAATATTTCCATCAAAAGTTACATTGCCAGTTACATGAACAGATCCATTAACTTCAGTATTAGTTAATAATTTTATTTCTCCAGCACCTGCAGGAGTTAGATCAATATCTTCGTTTGATCGTAGAGATCTAATGCCGTTGGCATCTATAGATATACCATCTGTTGTTATGCCGCCAACTGTAATAGTTGCGCCGGGACCAGTTGCTGAAATTATTATTTCACTAGCATTGTTAGTAATTGTGTTTAAAGCAAAACTAAAATTTGATATTGTTCCAGTGTCAACTAACACATCAGTTGAGCTTAGTGTACCGTTAACCAGTAATGGTCTAAAAGGCGTATCAGTGTTAATACCAATACGACCACTATTTACATCAAGATATATTAAGTCTGTATCAAACGCTAGATCTACGCCATTGCGAAGTAGATTGTTTTCAAGCACCTGACCATTAATTTTACCAACTGTACTAGGCATTTATCGCTCCAATACAATATTTAGCGGTTAAATTATTGATCGTATCCGTGGAACACGTAAATTTTTTGAGTATTAGGAGGAGGAGTACCAAATTTGATATAGGTACCATCGGCATAAGGTGCGTTAGGTCCAGCTAAACTACCTGCGGAACTTTGTTCAACTGTAAAATTAATTGTACCAACTTGCGGGACCTGCCCTACATAGACAACTAAATTTTTAGCCATCTGTCCTGCGTCCCATGTCATGTCTGACTGAGTAGTTGCATAATAGGTAAATGGATCAGGTGTTAATGAAAACACTGTTTCTACAGCATCACCAGTGCCGGCATCTTGAAGTAAAATTTTACTAGGTTCTTTAAATCTAAAACTGCGCCATGCACCAGCTTGATAGCCTTCAAATTCTTCAGTGTCTGTATTGTAACGAATCATTCCGTTAACATATGACGGAAGTGTAGAATCGTCAGGACTTTGATCTTCATTGCTACCGCGAGGTAGTGTAAGACTATATGGCAAGTTAATAACCACTTCACCGCTTTGATCAATGTATAGATCACGGTTTCCAGTTACTGTCTTATTATTGAGAGTAGTTCTTTTAAGATATCTCATTATACGTCAATTGATGAAACTGTTGCTACTAGATTAGCAGGAGCAGCCGAACTTGCAACAACTCTGTCACCATTATCTAAAATTATTTTTTCTGTGTCAAATGTTACCGTTTCACCTGCAGGTACAGCTAGTTGACTAACAATTAAATTTGTTGTAGTAATACCGTCACCTTGTTTAACAAAGTGTAAGTCTAAGTAAGTTAATCCAGTTGTTGGGCTTACGGGATTATAGGTAACTGTATTGCATACCCAAATGCAGGTTACAGCCGTATTGCCATTACTGACATATAAGTCAGTGTTTCCTGTTCCTATTGCTGTACTCTGAATTGCCATTTTTTGTCCTTAAAATATAAAACTAAACACTAGTGCTCTTCTTCTGCTTACAAGTTCGTCTTGTAACACTTTGAGAGATGAGCCATCTGTGTCAACTTTTGTATTTACAAAATATAAACCTGTATCACCGCCACCTGTGGTTGATTTTGTGTAGACACTTGCTGTGCCTACTTCTACATTAATATCAATTGGTTGATCTCTTAAAATTAAATAACCATCTAATTCTATTAGCCCTGATGCTGATCTTAATACTAGATCTGCATTTGTATTTCTTGTTGTAATAATGTTTTGATGTATGTTAATATCGTCTACATCAAAACCTGAATTATTAAATTGTCCTCGTTCAGTGCCGTCAACTGTAAACACAATTCTACTAGGAGCATGCCCTGCTGAACTATCAAATGTTTCTACAGATGTATCAAGTTCTGCAATAGCAGTACCAGACCTAAATGCATATAGTTTTGCATCAACATAGTCTTCCAATGCCTGTGCATTTACTAGACCATCTTCATCAGCAATCAATGCAATGACCCCAGGATCATATATTGGTCTAGGATTTCCGATTGCATCCCATGCTGCGTAATCTAATATTCGTCTTTCATATTGATTAGTACCCGTCACTGTAACATAACCTGTACCACTGTTAATTAAATAAAGATTTTGGCCTTCTGTATTAATGCTTGGTGTTTGAATTCCAACTAATGCGTCTGAGGAATTTTTAAATTTAAAAGTTCCTTGAGTAGAAATACCTGCCGCATTTAAATGATTCACTTGTTCATCAAACACAAAGAATACATCAGGAAGAGATCCTCTATCTATAGCAATACCTGCCTGGTAAGGCATTGATACAAGCGGACCTATGCCTGACCCAGTTTCTCCATGATTAAGAGTAATAACGTTATCTTTAACAACCATTGTCTCAGACTCTACAGTTGTTGTATTACCGGCAACTAATAAGTCACCGGTGATAACAACTCGGCCGTTGTAGATGGCATCACCTACATCTAAGGTAATTGTGCCGCCGTTTTGGACGTTTACCCTATAGTCGCCGGCACTGACGTTAACTACTTTTATAGTCATATTAGATTGCTGTTAAACGAATTAATGTTTCTGTAGAGTCATCTTGTAAAGTCCACTTATAGCGATTACCGCTATAGTCAATAGCAATGCGACTTCTTAAATCTCTAATAAGAACTGTTGAAACTCCGCCACCTGATGGTGTTAGTATACCTACTAAAGCTGCATCACCGTTAGTTGCTGGAAGAATTGCATTTTTCAAATATACAGTACCTGTAGCAGTTGTGCCGTCGTCAGTGCTTACTTTATAACGGTTACTACCTGTTTGCTTAGTAATGTAACCTTCGTAAACTGTGCCGCCTAGTTTAAATCTAATAGGCAAGTTGTTGCCTGTAAATAAACCAGTACCTGTACCAGTACCTGTTGTACCAAACCATCTTTTATTAATTGGACGTCCCATTTTGTTTTCTCCTTAAGAAAAACGGTGTTCTAGACCGTACGCGGTTGGATTTCCGCATAAAACTTACCCCGTGTAAGTCATACAAACTATTTATCAGATCAAGAGAAAGGACTCCGAAGAGTCCTTTGTAATTAACGTACCTTACGGTATGTTGATTAACTGAATACTGCGTTAGCAATAGTTACAGTACCTAGATAGTCAGCT